GGGTGTGTGCTACAGCCTGTGTGGCGCACCTCTCACATTTAAAACTTGACTTAGTTACCTGGGGCAGTAAAATAAGATTGAAAGGAGAAATCATGATAGTTGAATCACATTTTACTGGCACAGGCAATTTCGATCGTATGCTTTCATGGGTGCATGATGACATTCAACTCATGCGCGCCTTTGATTGCGATGCGAATGCACGGGAAGTGATCAAAGATAAATACCAGATTGTTGGCAATGACGTGTCGTGGGCTCGTGACTACGGCCGTGCCGATTTGATCATCGGGTCGCCGCCGTGTCAGCCGTACGCCGTTTCCGGTTCGGGCATCGTTCTGGGCCTGAGTTCCGAGTGGCTCGCGTCGCTTCTGCGCGTACGTCAAGCGCGTCCTACGTGGGTTGTTTACGAGAACGTCACGGGCGCGCCGTGGAGAGATGTGTATGACATGCTTGAGAAACTGGGTTACACAGTGACCATGAATAGTGTGTGTGCGTATGAGTGCGGTGCTCCACACAAACGTCATCGTGTCTTTCTTCTTGCTGCTAAGGAACCTTTTATTATTAGCGCGCCCACGTATAAGAGATATACAGGTTCAACAATGCCTACGCCCCTGGCAAGCATGAACAACGGCCCGGGTCGATACGGAAGGAAAGGCGGCCCTAATCTTCAGACGTGGATATCAGAGAACCCCGATATCGATGCATGGCCTATCGAGCAATGGTTTCAGACTATTGGCTGGAGGCCCGTTAACAATGAATCCTTTAATAACCTTGTTGAATGCACGGGCGAGTGGCTCATGGGCTTCACTAATAACGCGATCCGTAAACATCATTTTTCGCATCGTACAGCGTGCCGACTCATAGGCAATGCCGTGCTTCCGCAGCAAGCGCACATTGGTTTGTGGCGGTCGTCTCTCGAGGTTAATCGTTTGCTCACTTGAAAACGGCCCCGATTTCAACCATTATGGAGTTAATAACTCAATAGAGACCCATCCAATCCGACCGAAAGGAACCCGACCATGAACACCATCACCAAGACCCACCTCGTCACCGACGTCACCGCCGGCGGCACCACCTTCCACTGGGTCCCCACCACCCGGTGGACCCTCAGCAACGATGAGGGCGTCGCCCACATCGACCTCGTCGCCCACACGGCCATCACCGCCACCAAGGGGGATCGCCGGCTCGTCGCCGCCCTCCTCTCCTCCCTGATCACCATGGGTCTCGACCTCGACGTCAACGAGAACGACCAGTCGCTGGAGTGGCTGGTCGGCTACGACAACCACGTGTGGAGCATGCCCTCGGACGTGATCATCGACCACTGCGAGGCCGCCCTGGCCCCCTACCAGGAGCTTTACCCGGTCGCCTGACACAGCCAGGAACGACACGAAGCCGCCCCGGTGGTACCAACCACCGGGGCGGTTCTTTCAGGCCTGAATCACACGCGTTAACAGGTCACGGTCTGCTCGCTCCCCATCGTCAGCTGCCGCAGCCAACACTTATTTGACTCGCCCCATTCATTAGCCTTGAACTTCATCCACATGCGCAGGTACTTCACGTCCCCGGACAGTTCAGTACCGGCCCATTTCGAACACATGGGTTGCCATAGTTCTTTCGGACTGAATTGCTGCAATCTTGTGTTCGTACGCTTGTTCCCCGTACCATCTGCTGAACTGGAGCCTTCGATGCACCACTCCACTGTTAAAAACCGATCTTTCGTCCACAACCACACCCACGCCGTCATCCACTCGCAGACTGCCGCCTCCCAGCGCGGCGTGACGACTATCACCTCATGATTTGGGCTTTGGTGAATGTTCTGTACATACAAACCAGCGTCGCTTTTGACGAAGAACGTCTCATTCGGATTCGCTGCCTTCAGATTGTCCCAGTAATAGGCGAAATGGCTGGTCACAACCATCCGCTCGTTCAGTGCCTGCACCTGCGACATAACATTCTGAATGTCGTTCGCGTTCGCCGTCGTCGCACCCTTTTGTTTATCCAGAGCGGAGCTCAGAGCATCGATCTTCTCATCCTGGCCCCACAGTCGGTCCTGGAGACTCCTATCCTCACCGGACGGAGAAATCTTTACGTCAAGAATTTCAACATCCTGGTTGCCGTAGACGTCGAAGCACACCATCGTGTTGGGGAGGTTCTCGACTTTCCACGGGAAATTCCGCTGAATAATGCCCGTGTCCAACCCGTTGCGCTGATACCACTTATCCCCTGTTGCGGGCGTCGCCCATTTGTTCGCCACATAGTCCCAGTACTTGACCTGCATGGCGATATTGCACTTCGCCTTCACGTTCATCGTGACGACGACGTCATACACCACATTCCGCGGAAACAAGGTTTTACGCGGGTCCAAGTCCGGGGACCTCAGAAACTGGGTCGCATACAAGTCACGCCCGTTGTACTTCTTGAACGTGCCCTTCCCGGCTTTGATCTCCGCATCACTGACACGCCACCCCGCAGGCCACGGCAGCAAACCGCTATCCGGCTTCCCATCCTCACCCTTCGGCCCCACGGGCCCCGCTGGCCCCGCCGGACCGGGCACACCCTGCGGCCCCTGCGGACCGGGCAGTCCCCGCGGCCCATCCTGCCCCACAGCACCATCGATCCCCTTGGCACCCTGCGGCCCCCTGGGCCCAGTATCCCCCTTGTCGCCCTTGGGGCCCTGCGGGCCCGGCACGCCCCGCAGACCGACGTCGCCCCGGTCGCCCTTCCGCCCTCTCGGCCCGGTCTCACCGGGAGGGCCCGGGACGGTGCTCGCCGGCCCCGGGTCCCCCTTGTCGCCCTTGTCACCCTTGGGCCCCTTGACCCTACCGGCCTGCACTGCGGTCCAGAGCTTGGTGACCTCGGCTCGGACAGTGCGCATCTCGCCTTCGATGGTGGTCATGTGCGTGGGCGCAACCGGCGTCCGGTTGACCAGATCGGAGAGCCGGTTCTCGCCGGCGACCAGAATGTCATGGCAGTCCATGACGGTCACCAGCGGGCTTTCACGCGTCAACACGATGTGCGACGTCCAGTGCTTAGGGTTCGTGTCCTCCCCCGGCACGACGACGGGCACGTCGAACTCACCCTCGACGTCCTGGATGACGGGCTGGATGACGCTGCCCCCGTCGTCGATGACGATGCGGGGGTCCGGGGTGACCGTGATCCTGCCCTTGGCCGGCCTGCCGGCGCCGTCGCTGAGGCGCCCATGAATCCAACCGCGTGCCATTATATACTACTCTCCCCCATTATATCATCTTTGATGAGTACATTCTATACACGAAACCCCTCCCAGCACAAGGCCGGGAGGGGTGACGTTGTTCACTTATTAGTGAGTGCCTTGCCGATGTTCCACAGCGCCTGGAACACCGACCCAGCGGCCCGCTTGCCCTCCCGGCCCGGGGCCAGCAGGTCCCAGATGGCATAGGTGTTGGCCTCGATGTTCTTCAGGCGGCTCACGATCGGTCCGTCGTAGCGGCGCCCCTCGATGCCAGTCCCGGTCTGGTCGCTGATCTCGCGGAGTCGGTCACGGATATCGATGAAAATCTCGCGGTCCTCAGAGGTCATATCAAAATCATCTCCTGAAAGGTTGTTGTAACGAAGCACAGTATCCCACCTGTGCAGATAAGGGTGGTCGTAGAAACCCGTGACACGGACTTCCTGCCCTGTCTGGTCCCCGCGCTCCCCGTAGATGTCACCCGTCTCAGCGATCCACGCCTCGCAGATATCATCACCGGAGACGATCGCAACATGACCGTCGGTCAGCAGAATGTCGCTGTCCTGGTAGTCGTAGTCGGCGCTGTAATCAAAAATCTCGAAGCCCCCGTACTGGCGGGCCCAATATACGATGCTGCCAGTCCATGTTGACTTCGGGAACGCAGGAATACCGCAGTAATCGAAGGCGTAACTCACCAATTCACTGCAATCAACATTCCGCGGCGTCCCACCCCACGGCGAGTCCTCCCAGACGGTCAACCGCTCATACTGGGAATAGCCGATCGCGTCATTGTCGGCGACAGCTCGAGCGATGTCACCGGGAGTCGGCATCGCTACCCTCCTCGTCGGGGACGTTGGCGTCGGCCAGTGCGAGCACCGCCGTGATGACGGGCAGGACAGCGGTGACGATCTCCTGCTTGGCGATGCCCAGGACGGTTGCCAGTGAGGCCACCGCGATGCAGATGCGGTAGATGTACTTGCGTGTCTTGATGTTCATTTCATCTCCTTGATTTCTTTGACGTCAGCCTCGATTTTTTCGAGGCGTTCCATGACACCGGGCCGGCGTGGTACGCCGGGTCTGGCGTCGGTACCCCTCCAATCATCCAGCAAGTCGTCCATCTTGGACAGCTGCTGACGAACCCACACTGCGAACGTGGCGAGCACACCGAGTGTGGGAAGCACTCCAACAAGCATGTTAACATCTATGACAATACTGTGATTCATTTCATGAACAATTCTGCAAACATTTCTCGGGTCTCCGCCCCGTCGAAAAAACACCTTCCTTGCCGATATATTCGTTTGAGTGTCTGCGGTGCACGGTCCCTGTGGGTCACGAAAACCTCTCCCGGGCGCAAGTCATGGCACATGGAGAATTTCAGCTGGTTGCCTTTGGGCAACTTTTTCTGGCAGAACACGCGCATGCCGTCCTTCCATACCGAGAAAGAGCCGTACTTGGTTCTATATGTGCACATATATCGAGCCGTGCCAGTCTTCCCCATAACAAGCCATGGCGTGTCGTCCTTGAACTCGTTCTCAATGGAGTAATCCGCATACTCGCTATTATATTTGGAGATAAACTTACCAAATCTAGTGTTCCGCACTTCGCGACCGAAACGCTCGGAATCAACGAACTCGATGGCGACGAACCCGTCACCGAAACGCCTGATCTTCTCCGACGGGGAGATTTTCCACTCGATGAAATACGGGTTCATGATGGAGATAGCGTTACTCAGCATGAGAACGCGCACACGATCGTCATACCGGTCCACAGTACTGTAGAAATCGAGGAACGTGCGCACCTCGTTGCTTAGATAATGATGCGTCCCCGTCTCGATGATGAATTCATCAAAAATAATTGTTGTCACATCGGGGAACGCGATCGACTTGGCGCTCGCCGACACGCTCAGCGCCTGGAAGTATCCCATGGTGAGCCACGGGTCGTCTTTTTCAGGGAATGGCCCGCGATACTGCGCCTCAGTACCGTGCACCCTGAATTCGTGCTCGGGGAACTCGTGGGCGATGTCCGCGAAGAATGTTTTACACCCTTTGAGCTCAGGCTTGTAACGGCGCAGGTAGATGAATTGTTCACCTTTTTCCAATGCATTGCGGATGACCATCCGCTTGGCACCGTAGGTCTTGCCCAGGCCGCGCGCCCCCATGATCATGTTAATAACGGCATTATACGACAGTATTTTGTCGAAGGAATAGTACGAGAATTTCTTTTTCTTAGACATATCGTCTCAACTCCCAACTACATCCTGCGAACATGCTCAACGACCCGCTGTTCGGCTCCGGATGGCCGTCCGGCCCTCTCGCCCCGATACTCTCCCATCCACCGGCGCCCCCGGTGCAGTACTCGATATGACCGCCCCCAGAATACCACCGGCACACGACCAAGTCCCCTTCTCGAACTTGGTCGGCCGCATCGAATGACCCACCGCCGGAGGCGACAACCCACCCCGTGCTGCTGCCATAGATTTCAGCGGTCCCGCCAGGGCCAATATCAATGTTGCAACAGGTCATGTACAGCCACCAGCAGAAACCTGAGCAGTCCGTGACACCGGTCTGGTCGGGGTGCAGGCGCGCGTTGTACCATTGATGGTATTCGAACTTTCCGATCGAATCCCATGCGAGTTTGGTCATCGCCTTAATGCCCTCACCCACCGGGCCACCCGGTGCAGCCCCATTATTCTGCGCCGACTCACTGGCTTTGTCCTGGCCTTTAGCAGAAGCTTTCCAATAACCACTACCAACACTATAGCATCGAGCGAAAGATCCGTCATTGCACTTGACTCGTAAGGTACCGTCTCCCAGGTCTTCGACACTTTTTATTTTCTTCGCATCAGCCGCCTTGTCCGCCGCCGCGTTCCCCGAATGATCCTGCGAGTCCCCCGGATTCAGGGTAATCCCATTGGTTTCCAAACGGGAAATCATATCATAGGCGACCTCGTAGCGCTGCCCAACCGCATACCACTCACCCTCATACTTGATCGCGGCCGCCATGTCGTCCAGCGACGCCGGATGCGGGCATGCGTTCACCAATCGCTTCAGGATTTTCGCATAATTACCCCATCGGTGCATGACGACAATCAGCAGCATCGCTGCTTCCGTTTCATTCTCAGTATCCAGACCGAGTTCCTGGCAGCGCGGGATATAATCGTTATTGAGGTCATCCAGCATCTGACTGTTCTGAATTTTATGGCCGGTCTCGGAATCCAGCGCCCCCGACAACGCCGCCCGGTCACCACTCCCCAGATACGCATACTGACGAGACCCAATAGTCCATGAGTCTCGCCCCTCGGCGAGCCACCCATTCACCGTACCACCGAAATCAGTGCCCGCCGGGAACCGTTTCAACAGATCATAGGCGCGACCTTGCGTCCACTGCCCAATTCCCAGAGAAAGAGTATCCGGCGCACTGATGATCCCGTAGTCGTTGCCGGCCTCCACGGTGGCGAGCACAGCGATAATGCATGCCTTATGCGTGTCGTCGAATGCCATAGGCACAGTATAGCGCCCCGCAGGATCACCTGCGGGGCGCCACATTATGTCATGTCAGTGCAGTTCAAGGAAAGTATTATCCAGGAAGACCCTCGTATCCTTGTCATTGGGACCCAGGAAGCACAGCGAGAACACATAATCTCCACCGCCCTCATCGGCATGGAAGAAGCCGTCAACCGTACTATAGATGTACGCCCCGTTGAACGCCCCCGGCACCGCCGCATTGAACCGGTACTCCGCGACGCCGCTCGGCCCCTGGCACTTGATCCCCCAGTGCAGATCATGCACAGCACGGCTATTGTGGTGAATCTGAGCGTGACACTGAATCACATCATTCGGGTCAAGATGAATAGACCCGCTGAAGACAACGGTGTTCTGCTCCTGAGAACCCCTAACCGTGCGCTCACCAGTACCACTCTTAAGCTTCTTGTACCGGGTACGCACCGTCTTGGCGCTATCCCCCGCAGCCTTGGCTTCATTGATCTGAGAGGACAGCGACTGCACGGTCTCCAGCGCCGACGACGCCGACGCACTGGCCCCATTCGCCTGCTGGGCCGCAGCATTTGCTTTACCCGTCGCGTCAGTGGCCTGTGCGAGAGCGTTCGCGGCGTTGGTTGAGGCCTCACGAGCCGCCGCCGCCGTGGTGTCCGCCACGTTGGCGGCACTGGTTGCCTTCTCCAGCGCCCTGGAACTCTCGCCCTTGGCGTTGGAGGCGACGGCGAGCGCCGACTGCGCGCTTTCTTTGGCGACGTGCGTGTTCTCGGCAGCATCGTTAGCGGCGGTGAGTGCCGATGTGGCGTCCCGGGATGCGGTGCGCGCCTGCGTGAGGGCGGAGCCCAGGTTCTCGTCGATTTTGTTCATGGCGTTATTTAAGTCGCCGAGAACGCTGAAGTGATCGGACGCAATATAGAGGGGTAGCTGGAAATTATTTGTCTTGTTGGTGGCGGGCATTAGTTTACTCTCCTGTTCTGAAGATCCTGCATGGAAAGAGACTCGACTTGCTGAGCCGTATGGGAAATGACACCTGTTCCGGTGGACACGTACTCCATGAGGCTGAGAATAGCGTCCTGCGGACTACAATATTTGCCCGTGACCGGCGAGAACATCCACGTTCCGAAATGGGTGAGGAAATTCTTGCCTTCCGTCTCCAGTTCGCTGATGCTGACCGGCCAACCGTCGATGTCGCCGGCGGTGCACCCCATGCGAGACAGATCATCAGCCAGGAGGCCGTGAACAGTGTATCGGTTGTGGAGGTCCGAGATGAGCTCACTCAGTTCACAGGTCTCACCGGTCAGCCAATTGAAGACCTTAAACTTGTCGTCCTTGAACTGCCTCTTGGTCCACTGAGTTAGTGTTTCTTGGAAACGCTTGAATTCTTCGTCATATTTTCGCACCGACTCGGCGATCTGCTCCCGCAACTGTTCGGGCAGCGCGTGATACTGCTCGAGTTCCTTACGGACGTCGCCGAGGAGACGGGTCACGCGCATATTATAGTCTGCGGCGAGGTTTTCCAGGTTGTTGGAGAGATTATCGCGTAACCCGTTATTGACCCACTTGCGCAGTTCCTCCAGAATCTGGAGGTACGTGTACCCGTCACGATACGTGAAAGGGACCGTATTCGTCAGCCGGTAGTCCGGCGGGACCAGTAGGTAATCCCCGTCTTTAACGATATCATTCGGGTTGTAGGGTTCAGTACCAGAGCCCATAGGTCGCTCTCCTTCCTGTAAGAGAGTCGTTACTGCTTCTCACGCTCATGAATAGTTCCTGCAACTCCGTGATGACCATCATATCAACGTTCGTGAACGTTTCCCGCCACGCTGCGATCAACTGCGGCGCATGACCAGTATAACCCCAGGACCTCGACTCCTGTGATCCACGCTGCGATGACTCCCCGGACTGAGACGAGTCACCACTCGTCTCGCCGCGTACGTCATTCGTCCCGTCGGAATTGCTCACATTGTCATTGGCCGCGGTCGCGTAGTCGCCCTCACCGGAGAGCCTGACCTGCGGTGTCTCGGACTGCACAGTTCTCGCGCTCGCCTTGGTCGCGGACACGGTGCTCGTCGTCTGCTTGGCACCCTGAGACTGTTTTCCGGAGGATCGCCCGCTGGATTCCTGGTCGCCTTTGGAGTGCATGTCCTGGGTGAGGAGGGGGTCGATGTTGACGAGCTCAGCCTCATACCATTTGTTATAGTAAGGCATGATTTCGTTCATCTTCGTACGGAGTTGCCGCACGAACATGTCCACGGATTCCAGACCGATCTCGTTATAGTAGTAGTGATCGATGATCTTCTGGTTCAGGAAGTCCCTGTACTGCTCGTCGAAAATCGGGTAGGATTCCAGCCCAATATTCTCCACGCCTTGCCGCGCGATCACCTCACGCAGTTCGATCGTATAATCAGCCATTCTTGTGCATCTCCTCCAAGTCCGTGCTCCCCAGATCGGGATTCTGGTTGGCGAGTCCGCCGGCGACAGCGCCCAAGGCGGCGTTCTCCGCCGTCGTCACCTCATCCAGATTCCATTCACACATGACCTCCAGCCCATACATCTTATTGATCCGCTCGCACGCCCGCTGCCGCTCATTCAGCGCGACGGCGCGCATCGCCAGGACTTGCCCGGATGCCCCGGACGCCTCCTCGACGACCATGCGCTCGCGCTTCTCGGAGTTCACGTTCATGATGCCAAGCAACGTGAGCGTCTCATTCCACGTACGGACCTTCGCGTCCATCACGTCCTTGATCTGGTTCGGCTTGTAGCCGATATCAAACAGTGAAATCTTTTCCGCCATTGACTCGGCGCTCAAGGCTTCAGTGCCAAAGATAACCGGCTGACCCTCCACAACTTTATTGAACGCCTGCACCATCGAATTGTATTCATTGTTGTTGACGGCGAATACGAACGGGTGGCGAGCCGACAGCATATTGATTTCCAGCGTCCTATCCAGGGCGGCGAGACGCTGCGAATACATGCTGATAATATCCCAGTCAGGAATACGGGTCTGGTTCGCCCAGATCGGCACACATTCATTGCCCGACAACTGCCGTGAGAAAACTTGATTTCCATACACGGTATACCCTGTGGGGTTGTCATACATATTGACTTCACCGAGCCCAGTGGCTCGCAGGGTCATGAAGCGTTGAAATTCCTCATCGAAATAGAAAACGGTGAGCGCGTCGCGCAGCAATGTCATTTCAAGGAAGCGCAGGTCCACCGTGTCGGGCATGCCGACCCATTTGAACCTGTTGGAACACATCTCGATAAGGATGCGCTCGTACATTGAAATAAGTTGCGTCTCGCGAGTTTGAACAGGGTTCAGTTTATAGCCGGCCCCTTGCCCTTCGTTGAAGGGACGGTAAATCTTACTGGCCACCCAGTCTTTCTGCTTGTTAACGTCAGGTGAAGTCAAGATGGATTCCCTTCAATGGCTCATTATCGCCGATCAGCGCACTACCGATGGTGAACGTCTTGTGCCATACGGTCACGCCTTTCTCAAATATACCACGGATACTCTGCTTGAACCCTTCGGGGCACGTCGCGGAGCGAAGGTAGGTCTCTTTCATCTGCCAATACGTGAAGTTCTCCATGCACCGAAAATTTTTCGGCGGCCGATTGAAGACATTCATGGCGTACCCATACCTTAGCCAGAACTCGCCGATACGCACCATCGTACCAACATCAATAAGTTTCTGCCGCAGAACGATCTGCCAACCCTCCGCCGACAGCATGAAAGCGTCCCCGCCGGTCTGCCCCGACGTCGTCGGTGCGATCACGTCCGAATCCTGAATTTTGGCGTTGATGCCGGCGATGGCGTTAGCGTAGTCCCCGTTGGCGGCAAATTTCGCCATTTGCAAATTAGAATCCGCGAAATAACGACCGTAAGAATTCTTCAGGTTCGTCATAGCGGACGCCTGCTCGGCCCGCATGCGGTTGTTCTCCAGGGCAGTCCCATATTCGTTACCCATATTATAGCCCTGAGTGAGAGCATTGATGGCACCACCGAGGATATTTCCGCCCAGTGCGCTGGCAACACCTGAGCCGATAGCGTTCACACCTGATCGCATGAATTGCTGGTTCGCGTTATACTGGGCCATCTGCGTGTTGTATGCGTTACCCAGATTCGTCATGTCGGTGCCCTGCTGCATGGACGCCTGCGCCTGAGCGAACTGCGTCGAAGCGCCGCGCAGTGCTTTCTGCTGCCCCCACTCGGCGGACTGCCGCTGATAGGCGATCTGGTGCGCGTTGGACGCCGTGTACATGAGATAACTGTTATTGGTGAGCGTGAATGTTGGAAAGTTAGCAAACCCCGTCATCACATCGAAATGCTCGCTTCTACCGTTCCAATAGTCAGTCACGCCGAACGACGACGCGTTCAGGTTGTTCACCGTGAACATAATCCTCGGGTTGGGCGGGACGATGTGAGCCCACTGGGTGACATTGAACTTCCAGTCAACGACGGCCTCGGGGCGGATCATGAGCGGCGTCCCTGTGAATGTGGTGAGTTCGTACCACATGTACGGGGCGGTGTAGAACTTCCACAAATGCTTGTAGCGATCCGGAATATGTGTGTCAGTGCGGAACGGTGCGGCAAGTTCTATTGTCTTGTTGTTCTGGAAGGCATCTCCGAACCCCTTTTTGGCGACGAACACATCCGCATTCACGGCACTCTTGCCGTCGTGCGGAACGTCGGGCAACTTGGTTTTCCGCCCATCAAGTTTATCCCAGTCTATAACGCCATTGGGGATGGCGGTAATACTCACGATCCCCTGGGCCACCCACGGGGCGTACGACAATGCTTCGGCCATCGTCGTGAAAGCGTCCACTGGCATCACATACACGGCGCACCCATTCGGCAGCCCCTCGGCGATACTACCCTTCGCCGTCGTAAACTTGGGGTCGTCGGCGCTCCCGTAGTCCTCCTCCAGGTCAACGGTGGACGTCACGACAACGTCGTAGTTCGCCGTGTCATACTCCTGCCCCTCCTCGGGAACCGGAGTGGCTGCAACGAATTCCCGCCATACGTCGCCGACGATATATTCAGCCCCCGTGTCGAGGCCCTCCGGGGCAGTCAAGTATCGCCGCCCGTTGTCAGTCCAGGCCTCCTCGGCGGCGATGCCGAGGTGGGACCGCTCAACATAGCAGCGCGTGATTTCCCACTCGTGCATGTAGGACTGCCATACGTCGAGTTGGACCGTGATTTCGGTGGTGTTCGGGGCTACGTATTCTACTGACGTAATGAAATAATAGAATGTATTTCTCGTGTTGACGTGGTCCTCGTTGTTCCGGGCAATAAGATAGTTATATGTGTTAGCCTTGGAGAACGGCACATCAATACGAATCGGGCGTCCTTGTGCACAGTATGTCAGCCCATGAATCTGTGTCCATGTGCTGTGTTTCTTGTGCCCATGAACGATGGCTTCAAAAGATTCATCATAATTGTCCCACCATACGACATCGCGGTAGGTAGCGTCCCAAGGGACATTGCATAGATAAACGTCAGTGTTCGGCGTCCAGATGGAGTAATCAAAATTAAGGCCAAAATCACCGATGTCCTTCGGCGGGCGGGTAATAGCACTCATAGGAAAATGATACACCACGGCCCCGGGGCGAAGAACGGTGGCAAGAACTCCCCGGGGCCGCAGTGCATTCCCAACCCACACCCGATCCATCCCTGATCGGAGGCACAGCCAGCATAGCACAGGGCAGACGACGGCCGCAATCGAACGTATGTACTATACCGCTAGTCTGTGGAGAAAATCCGGCACACTCCAACTCCAACGTTTTAGTTGGAATTGGGGTAGTTCAAGGCCCCCTCCCCGAGTAGGGAAGAGGGCCTGGGAACTGTGACCCAGATTACTTCTTGGGCCAGACCCTCGGCGCAGGATCAATCTCCAGCGACCACGAGAACGCGCCGCCCGCCTTCGCCGGATCAGCATTCGTCTTCAGCGCACCGCCACCGACGATCCGACCCGAAATAGTCACGCTGGTGGCAGTCTCGTCCGAGGCGATCACGAACACGCCGTCATTGTAAACGCGCGTCCGCGGGGACTTGTTGCCCGTCATCGTGAAGTCAACCGGGATCTCCGCGTCCGCCGGCAGATCCGTGCCGACGATCGAGTAGGTGAGGTACCCGTTCTCACCCGGCTTCATCTTGTCCGTGCTGCTGACAGCACGCCCATCGGCGTGACGGAACGCATCAGGCTTGAGCTCGAGGTTCTTGGGCGTCACAATGTTGACCTTTTCGTCGTCGGCCCCCGTCCAGAACAGGACGGCGGGCACGAACAGCGACGCAGAAATAACTTCCCAGTGGTGCAGGAAATAATTCTGACCGAGAGAAACCGGGTTCGGCTGGCTCGTGTTCTCCAGCAGATTGTCGGCGATGACGAAGAAATCCCTGGTCGTGAGAATCGCCTGGGACCCGTCGATGTTAATCCTTGACTTGGGCACAGAGATAATCTGCGCCTCCATCTGCTGTTTGTCCAGGTTAAACGCGGCCGCCCACGTGGAAACGTTGATATTGGCGATGACCTCAGGAGTGGTGATGAGAATAAGATCCTCGGGCTTAGCCCAGACCGGCATCTTACCCGCGTTGTACTTAGTGTCCAGGAACCGCAGGTTGCCGGCGCACGCCTGAACCTTTTTAATGAATGTCTCCCCATCTGCCTTAGTAGCACCCAGTGACTGGAGATCCGGTACCTGAGTGTGCCAGAAACCGCCGCCGTCCTGGTACTCACGCAACAGGGACATGGTAAGAAGGAACTCATCCCAAGAATCGGATGTAGCGGGCATCTGAAGAATCTGATTCAGGTAAGTCTGAAGACCGGAATCATCCAAGAAAGCGCGGCGCAGCTGGTCGCGATTCACAGTGATCTTATAAAATTCCTGGCGGTTCACAGTGTGAAACTGACTGGCAACATCAGGCTTCTCAGTCCCAAAGATGGCTTTCTCACCGTACTCCCGGTCGGGGGAGTAACTGTAGGCGCGCAGGAGACCCGCCTGAACCTCCTCGATCGTATCACCGAACTGGAGACTATTCCGCTTGAACGGAGCAAGTGGATTTTTCCACGAGATGTCCCTCGTAATATACGAGCCAACACGATTGATCAGGGCGTCCGTGAACTCGTTCCAAGCAGGTGTGTACTGCATGAGCCCCCGCACCGTTTCGGTAACGTTGGCCTTTGTCACATCCGGAATGCGCCGCTGATAATCATAGGACGCATCGTTACGAATGCGATTCATAATCTCAACATTGTCGAAGGGGCGGACGCCCCCGAGATTCCTCGGCATTACTTGCCCTCCTTATTGGCGAAGAACGCATCAATACTACCATCATCGTCACTTGGGCCATTCACAGCAGCAGACGAGTCGTCGTTACCCTTATCGTCGTTCTTCAACCCAATCTGCGTCATGAGATCATACGACTTGGACTTGAGGTCAGAAATCTGATCCTTGAAGCCAGAATTCTCATCAGTCAGGCTCTTGATCTTCTCCGAAGCAGCATCAAAATTACCTTGAAGAGAATCGTAGGCGCCACGAAGATCATCATAAATGCCTTCAGGAATCCCCTCCTCGCTCGGATTCTGAATCGCATCGATCATGTTATGAAAATCCATTGCTTCCTCACATAAAGATAGGGTGAGTGCTCATGCACTCACCCTATCATATCACCGGCTTGACGGAGAGCGGCTGACGAAGACGGCCAATCTCAAGAACATCGCGTCAGGCGGCTTCACGCCGTAGGCTACCCTCACGCGGCATCATCCGACTCCGCGGCCGGCGGCTCATAACCCAGTTCCTGCACAGCAGCGTACTCGATCATCGAGGCCAGGAGGGCGGACAGGGACTTCCGCTCCGCCCAGTGCCTGTCGTCAAGGAAGGCATGCAGGTCATTGGAAATTGTAGTGGTCACATTCTTCTTGCCCATGTTAATCAACCTTATATGTAAAATGTGTCTCCCTAAGGGTGACGCCCCCAGGGACCTTGTGTGGTACTAGTTTACCATGCCATACTTGCTCTGAAAGCAAGTCCTCTACTGTGACGTTTTTCGCAATATTCTTCGGTAGTCCTGCCACATGAATCTCATCCACGCCATCGATCCGTTCACCATACTGCTTCGCGCGATTATATACCGCAACCTCGAAATCCGCCTCGCGCTTCCACGCGCCGAAGTCGCTTGGGTGTTCCGTAATTCCCACCGCCTCGCCCAATAGGTGCATAGAATCCGTGTCAGCGTAGCAGAACGTGTCATGGTTCTCTTGGCAAGCGCGTATCGTGAAGTCCCGTGCCCATGCTGTAATAAAGCAGGCCATCGCAGTGTAGATTGGGTCGCGTTCTTCATGTTCCGCTTTAGTGAGTGCCACATGACCGTCCTTGAGCACGGGTCGCTTTCCGGTCACGGTGCGCCGGGTTCCGAACTTGCCGTACAAGGAGTTGAGGTATAGTTTCGCGATAGCGCGCACGCCCCCGACAGACTCTTCTTTTACTTTCTTCCACTTATCAGTGTAGTCATCAAAAATGCCCGTCGTCGATTCGAACGTATATACGTAATGAACATCGTTGATTACAAAGTCATAATGGTCGCGGTACAGGGCAAGATCAACCGACGTCATCCCCAGATCAACATCCTCGGCCTCATGCAAATATTCGGTACCAACGAAGCGCATGTTATTTTTCAACTGAATACACGGCAGCATGTCCGGTTTGAGTTTGAAACTTACGTTCGCATAGACAATAAACAACCCTGACGCAGAAATGTGGTCCTGCCGCTGCGGCAAGCCGTAGGGGAGAGGGCGCATACGCATCATAGAAGGATACAGAGAATTCACATCATACACGTGCCCCGGGCCCACGAGTTGCTTAGCGTGCCGGGGATTCACGTACGTATACCCGCCGCGGTAAGCCCTGCGGATTTCATCATCCCACTCGTCGGGAACAATGGGGAACAACTCCCTGAATCCACGCTCACCCTGTTTGGACGCCTTGAAGTTCTTCAGCGTGTCACTAGCTACAGTGAGCCCCGCCATACCCATGTTCGAGGCAATCACGAGTGCCCGAGACATGATCTCCACATCAGTGCGCAAGTACGCCCACTCCTCGTCGGTAGGGGAGTAGCCAACCGGACGAGGTTTCTTATAATCGATCTCACCCTTCTGGATGGGGAGGTCGAACGTCTTGCCTATCGCCTTCACCGACATAGGGAGTTTTTTCAGCGAATCCCGGAACTCAACACGCGTCTTTCCGGCATGCACAATAATCCGGTAAAACTTGCCGAACCCATCAATCGTCGTCTCAATCCGGTGAGAAACGCTGCGGTCCTCAGTCACCTCGTACCCAGCCTTGAGAAGATAGTCCAGGATAAAAACACCGTCGAAAGCCAGATTATGAAAGTAGGTGATGCTGGGGGAGCGGAGGATGAACTCAATGAACGACTCGATGTCCGTGCCTGTGTCATACTGTTCCAAGTCATGGATGTTCTGCACCCCCCATGCCCACACCCTACTTCCGACGGCGAGACCGCTTACCGGATCGACGTCGTCCGCGCTTTCGAAGTCGGCGCTGTTCAGGCGTGTCTCGATACGCTTCCTCAAGAGACCATCCTTCCACGTCATCCCACAATGATTGCAGCCGGTCCTCACCCAACTCCGCAAACATATAGGAATCACCGTCTTCCTCATTCTCCGGGAGCGTCCCCAGATACACCATTCCCAAGGCGTCAGCCAAATTCGAGTCGTGCGTCCACATGAAATAGAGAGTCTCATCATCGAGACTCATAAACTTATCTGGCAGGTCGCTTCCCGTGTACAGGGCCATATTAACAATGTTCTGCCTGATGCCCGCAACCTTTTCCTTTATGTTGGCGGGATTCATCATCTCGCGCAATTTCTTTTCACGCATCGCGATTGCATCCGGCCTCATGAACTGAGTGGGCTTGGGGAAACCGCCGCGACGCAAAGTCTCTGTCATCGCGGACCCATCAAATTTAATGCGCTGCCTAAACGTACGGTCATACTGGCCTACTGTCATGTCAGGGCCGAGCCACGGGGGATTGACCTCCTCATATTTCTTGACATACGCCTCTTTTTTGGCATTCGCGCTTTTCACTGCTGTATACAGAGAACGCATTGCCTGCGACGTCACCACGTGACCCTCATGATCGCGGTAAAAACCGACGGTCGGTGTCATGAAGCCCTTGAGACGCTCGATGTGGGCATCCAACTGTCTGCCCGTGTACCGCTTAACAAGACGTTCTGATTTTCTCGGATCGTACTTGGTGCCCGTGATATCAATGCCGTAGCGGCCATTGTTAATCTCGTGCAGTATGCTTCGCGACCCAAGCGGATCATAGCGGCCAGCCGCAATCTGCTGTATCTTCTTCGTCGCCTGGCGCTCCAAACGGAGCGCCTCGGCACGCTTCGACTCCAGTGACATGAAAACCCTCCCCCCCCCCCCCCCCGCCCCCCCCCCCCCTACCGGGCGGGGGAGGGCGGTTCGTGTGTACCCTATCTCACTTGTCCTTGGCGAGCATGAGGCTCATGTACCGGAAACCCCGACGCCCCTTGCGCTCCACCGGAACGAGCTTCACCGAACCGTCCCAGGTGGACGGCTCACCCAGGAAAGCGAGGATGTTCCGCACAGCGCCCTGAATGCCCACGGAGACGGAGGCTAGGGCCTTCCCGTCGGCGGTGAGGAGGACGACGCGAGTCGCCTCGCCGATCTCACCGCTCTCCTCGTTGGCAACCTCCACCTTGTGAGCGACGATATCGACGACGTCGAGAGTCTCGCCGAGGTGGTCGGAGAGGGGCTCTGCGTCGTTAACGGCGCTAAAGACAGTCTTCTTGGCCTCGATGTCGGTGCCCTTGACGGTGGTGAAGACACCAGAAGCGTCGAGGGTGTCCTGGAAGTTGACGGTGGTGGAAATGTCAGTGCTCATCATTCTTTCCTTTCTCAGAAGAGCGTGGACTGAAGTGTCTCCGGATGAGACGCTTCAAGGTTAGTGTAGAACTTGTTGTCGGGGAATGTCAAGGCGAGAAGATTCTCGACAACATTCATAATAGTGGGGGAGTTCCTCACCATCATCGTTGTCATCAAATCACCATTGAACCAGCAATTCGCATGAGTATATGGCGACTGGAACTCGACCATGATGCGCATCTCGCCGCCGAACGGGTGGCAGGAACCTGACCAGGCCTTACCAACACGAACAATGTTGACGGGAATATCCGCGCCTTCCTGGTTACTGATCGTAAATCTCATTTGTCAACCAATCAATCTGGAATGGGCCAAGAATCGAAAGCATCTGATAAATCTTCCTCCTGTCAAAAGGTGTACTAATCGTCGCTGTCACCATCGGCGGGGCAGGGGAGGGCTGACCCATCGTCAGGGCCGTCATGGACTCCGTCGCCGTCGCCGTGAGCACATAAGTAACACCATTGTACGGGAAACGAGCCTCCCACTTGCCGTCGCCCTTGGACTCCCACGTGATGTTCAGTGTGTCACCGTTGTTGATCTGGATACGGTCCTTGTAGACCGCGGTGAGAGTCACTGTCTTAGCGAAAACCGAGAGGCACTGCTTGACAACGTCCTCCAAATCCTCGTAGCGTACCTTTTGGGGGAGTAGGGTCTGCTGGTCCACCGGCGGGACAATCACGATGTTGTTGTGATGGAAGGCTATCGAATAGGTGTCCCCGGCGATGTCCACGTCGGCGACCCACTCCTCCAGGTTAGAGCGCCGGGTCGTCATGACGCCAGATTTCTGGTCCATCGTAACCTTGTAATCCATTATTCCCTTCCCGACCACCAAATGAGAACAAACGAGGCGGCCACTAGTAAATAAAGAATGAGAGCATCAATTATTTCCCGCACCGTGGCTCAACCATCCCGGAGAAGTAATCGAAGGCGTCTCGCACATGCTCCCGACTTCTCCAATGAGACGTCGTAATTGTACACAACGTTCTGGAGTCCACCTCCACAACGAACTGTCGTCCCATGATGCTGAAGTCCAGGATTCCTTCATGCTTGAAGTGGACGGATTCCGCCAAAGACTCCAAATAATCAAGCAGAATAAAGGAATCGTGTGCAGGATCACAAACATTGTTCACAGCGCCTCCTCCAGCATGTGGTTAATGAACAAGGCGTACTCCACAAGGTCGCGCTCCAAGCCATCGGCATCAGCCGCCGTGTAATAAATCCCCATATACGCCCCCAAGCGCCTCACAGCTGCCTCCCACTGCTCATCGCTCACTGTACCACGACGAGGCACCCGAAGGGCCCGCACAGTGGATAAGAACGACTCGTCGAGCGTGCGCAGTTCCAGTTCAAAATCCACGCCAACACCCGTGCCCACGAACAAGTCGTTCATGAGTGAATCAAGATTGACGTCTCGTACATCGATCCCCACTTTCTCGATGCGATTAATGAGGTAGTTCTTCGCGGCCTTGTAGGTCTTGAAGTTCATAGCCGTTCTCCTTTCGACATGCATAACTCTACTGGGTTCCTGGACTAAGTCAAGTTTTAAATGTGAGAGGTGCGCCACACAGGCTGTAGCACACACCC